CGGCGCCGACGCGTGCAGCAGGCATGGAAGCTGTTCGAGGACGCTGAGCCGGACATCTCCACCGAGCGGTTGATGGCGATGGTCGCCGACGCCACCGGCGAGGATTACGGCGACGTCGCCTCCCTGATCGCCGATGGAGAACACGATGTCGCATGAAGTTATCGCGTCTCTGCGCGTGCCACTGCCGGATGCGCCGGAGGATATGGCGCGGATGCTTGGCGTAGTAGCCAGCGCATGGGCCGAGTTGATCGGCAAGGTCGGCGACAGTGGCCGCCAGACGCCGGACACAACATTTTCAGTCAATGAGACCCGCGCAAAGCGAGCGCCGCGTGGGCCGCGCATCTCGCGTAGGCCGCTCCTGGTGCCACCGCCGGGGGAAGCCGCGTGAGCGACCAGTTGCCGCCGGCCGATCAGCTGGCAGAGGTGCGCCAGCAGTTGCGCTCGCTCACCGAGCAAGAGGCGGCGTTGAAGGCGTTGGTCATCAACGATCCATCCGCGAGGACTGGCAACCAGTTTTGCGTGGACGTGGTGGAGGTCGCCAGCAACCGCACCGACATCAAGGAACTCCGCGCCTGCCATCCGGACATCGTGGAGCAGTTCACATTCAAGGTGAAGACTACGCGAGTTGAACTGCGCGGACTGACAGATGCCGGCGAGATCGTGCGTATCAAGAGAGGACAGCAGTCATGAGCGACGTGATCGAACGGCCGAACGCGATGCAGAGTTTCATCGAGCGCGCCAGCCGCGACGACTCGTTTAATCTCGACAAGTTCCGTGAGTTGTTGGTGATGCAGCGCGAGGAGAACCAGCTGCGCGCACGCCACGAGTTCAACGCAGCAATGGCGGCGGTGCAGTCCGAGTTGCAGACCATCGTCCGCGACCGGGAGAACACGCACACCCGATCGCGCTATGCCACGCTGCAGACGATCGATGCTGCCGCCCGGCCGGTCTACACGCGCCACGGGTTCAGCGTTCGCTTCGGCACTGCGGCTGCGCCGTGGGAGGGATGGGTTCGGGTAACCTGTGAACTCGCCCACGTGGGAGGATATAGCGAACAGCACCACCTCGATGGCCCGCTCGATGCGGCTGGCTCTCAGGGTAAGTCCAACAAGACCGCGATCCAGGCAATAGGTTCTACCATCAGCTACTTGCGCCGATACCTTCTGTTGCTGGTGCTAAACCTGGTCACGGTTGACGACGATGACGACGACGGCGAGGCGAGCCGGCGGCAGCCCACCAACCGCCGCGAGGAGATCAACCACGATGTGCCGATGCGCGCTGCCGCCACCTCGATGCCGCGCGCCGAGCGTGTCGTCGATCCCACGGTCTACGATGCACCAGCGAAGCCCACAGCGGAGCGCACCGACGAGGCTTGGCGCCTCTGGCTGACCAAGTTGCGGGACGCCTGCGCGGTCCTCTATCACCGCCAGGAGGTGGTGGAGGTTGGCGAGCGCGCCAGTGTTGGGGACGCCATGGCCACTGGACCAGAGTGGGTGCGGCGTGAGATCAGCGGCATTCTTGCTGAAAACTACAAGCGCTTTAGCGAGGAGCCGGAGGCCGACCTGTCCGACGAGGCGCTGGGCGACGTAGAGATAGCCGGCGCAGAGAAATTAGCGGCCGGGTAAGCACAATGTCTGTCAGACCGCTGCCGGACGCAACCTATGTGAGGGCGTGCCTGGATTATGATCCGATGACCGGCGAATTGTTTTGGCGCACCCGCCCGGTTGAGCACTTTTCAGATATGTCCTACCGCAACAGGTGGAACACGAGGTACGCTGGTAAGGTGGCTGGATTCAAACATCACAGAGGCTACCATCTAGTCTTGATCGGTGCTGTCAAGTTCATGGCGCATCGCGTTGCATGGTTAATGGAGCGCGGCGAGCCGGTTCCAAACGAAATAGACCACATCGACGGGGATCGATCCAACAACCGTATCAGCAATTTACGAGCCGCAACACGCTCAGAGAATCTGTCCAACATGAGAGCAAAAAACAGCAACTGCCAGACCAAGGGAGTGTGGTTCGACGCCTCTCGCGGTAAGTTCCAAGCCCATATCACCCACCGGTATAAATCTTACAAGCTTGGGCGGTTCGACACGTTAGAGGAGGCTGTTGCCGCTCGCAGGGAGGCCGCCGAACGGTTGCACGGGGAGTTCGCCAGGCATGGCTGAACGCATGACGACGCATGAGGCGTGGCTACAGGAGGTGCTGCACCAGGGCGCTGCGCTCGCGGCGGATATGCTGGCGATCTGGCTGGCCAGCCATCCCGCCGACCTCCACGAGGAGCTTATGCGCAAACACATCGCGGCGGTGCGCGCGCTGCTCGCGGAATTACAGACGCACAAAGACGCGCAAGCCGCGCAGACCTTCAGAGGAGAGTTCGCTAATGGCGGATAGCTATCTCGTATTCAGTGTCGAACATGGCTCTTGGTGGGGACCGGAGCGGTGCGGCTATGTCACCAGCATCGGCGCGGCAGGTCGCTACAGCGAGGCCGAAGCGCTGGACATCTGCACGAATGCGATCCCAGGCACGTCGCGCCGGCTTGGCGCGTTGCCGGAACTGCCGGTATCGGAGACGCATGTGACGTGGCTGCATCAACGGTTCCGGGGCAGCCTCCCGAACATACCTCCGGAGCCGTGGGAGCCAACCGTTTGAAGGAGTGGCCGATGTCCGATGACTACAACCAGGCGGTCTTCGACTTCATCGTGGCCCTGCGCGGCGGGCTGCCGGAACAGTGCGACTTCTGCGGGAAGCCCTACACCGAGGGGCGCTATCCGGTTCCAGAGGAAGCCGGCGAGTGGGCGTGCAGCGAATGCCTGGCGCGCTGGAATACAAAATCACAGGGTGCGTGAAAACGACCGTTTGGAGATGAGGCCGATGAGTCTGAACTGTGACCACGACAAGCCGATGTGCCCGTGGCGAACCTGGGCCGTCGCGGAGTTGTCGCGGCTGAGCACGCTGGAAGCGGAGATTTTCGCGGTGCAGTTGCCGGCGTGGTCCTTCCAGCCAGACCGGGATGCGGCGCCTGGGCTCTACCTGGCATGCGAGACCCACGAGCAGCGGCGCGCAATCATGCGACTGCTGGGCGCCGAGCAGGAGCAGGTCGAGACCGTTTGAAGGAGTAGCCGATGCCTGACGACGACGCTCTTCGTCACAAGCTGATCGCTGACCTGTTCGATCTGCCCATTTGGTATTGCGGCACAGAGCGTCGAGTGAGCCCGTGCTGGGAGTCGATCACGGTAGAGGAACGCGACCTGATCGCAGAGGCGCTGAAACAGTGGAAGCCTGGCCGCAATTTACAATCAGACAAAGGCTGACGAAACGTTCGGTTCCAGGAGTGCGGGAGTCTGTATGTGCTAACTAACGGGGCACCGATGCGGTTCGCCTATGCCGACCCACCCTATCTCGGGTGCGGCTCGCTCTATGCGAAGTATCACCCCGACGCGCTGATCTGGGACGACCCGGAGACGCACCGGAAGCTGATCCAGCGGCTGGTGGACGAATATCCCGATGGCTGGGCGCTGTCGGCCAGCAACCTTGACCTGCAGCGTGGGGTTCGGGTATGAACCCGGAGTCAAGAATACCCACTACCCCCGCGCCGGTCTCCAAAGGCGCGGGATTGAGACCAACCCCCGCCCCAAGCGGGGGTTTTTCTTTGCCATGATCCGCACGCGTGACGGTCGATGACCTGTTCAGTTGCGCGTCTGCAAACGTCGTTTGGGGAGTAGGCCGAAGTATGACCGACACCACCATCTGGATCGTCGTGCTGCTATGGGCGGGCGGCAAGATCGAACCGGTCAAGGCGTTCACCGATGAGCGGGCGGCTCGTCACGCGGCGTCGCTGTTGATCGGCAACGTGGCAAATGTCGCGCTGTGGTCGGTTGAATTGCAGCAGGGGATCGAGTGAGGAACCATCCGGCCTTGGCTGGTGCCGCGACAGCCTTCGGCATCATTCTGGCCGGCCTGGCCATCGCGCCGATCTTGATGCGGGTGCTCATATGGTGGTGGAAAATCTGGTTGCCGGTCTGACGTGAAGGAGTGGCCGATGCCTGACGACCACCACTACCCCGACCGCTATCCGCCGGGCGCGCACTGGGCCTTGGATGCTGCCTGGGAGATCCTCGACACCATCAAGCCGGGTGTCATTCCCGACGACGTCCGCGCATTCCTCGCCGGCCAGATCGCGGGGCGCCTCATGAGAGAACGCGGGGGAGTGGCCGATGCCTGACTACCGGAGATATCGACGCACGCAGATCGCGGAGATGAAGCCGTGGGCTGCTGGCGAGGACATGCGGGAGGTGTCCGTATCCAAGCCCGACCAGGAGGCGGGCTCGCCCAGGTCCGGCGACATGATAGCCCGCAACCCGGCGAACCACGCTGACCGCTGGCTGGTCTCGGCGGCGTATTTCGCGGCCAACTTTGAGCCGGCCTGATGTCCGATAATGGACCTTGCCGGACGTAATCCGCACCAACAGAAAGGGCGCCCGAAAGCGCCCTGATTTGCTTACCACGCCTTAGGGGTTCGTGCCACAATTCGCTGAAAGCCGCTCTATTGCTTAAGGCAGCCAGCGATGATCTGGGCGAGGAGGCGCTCGCGGCTGGAGTTCTGCACCCAGTCGATCGCGAGGAACGCCACGTTCAACAGCATCAGGATGATGAGCGCAGGCGGCAGCGAGCCGAGCGCTTTTTCGCCGAGCGAGGTGATGCTGGCCACGACGCCCTTGTGTTCCTCGTCCGTCATGTCTCGACCGTCCAGTATCTGCTCGCGTCGTCGGCAGCAGGCCCAACGCCACGCCTGTCGAGGATGACGCGCTCGGCGACTGGATGCCACGACCACTGATCGAGCACTCTCAGCGATCCCTGCGCCGTCTCGCTGAGGAAGATGCAGGCGTGGCTACGTCCTGTGACATCGTTCTCGTAGCGGCCATCGCTGCTGAACGTCGCTATGGCGGCCCCAGACGGCACGTTGCCGCCCAGCACGCGCTCGCCACGCCGCCAGGTCGGGGTCGCCCCCAGCCCAGCGGCATGTTTGACCAAGGAGACGCAGTGCTGCGACTCCCCTACGTATTTCCCGAGATGCTGCTCGGGATTGTCGGCGACGTGCGGCAAGTTACTTCGGCTGTGCGGTCAGCGGCGGCGCGACCGTGACGGGTCCGATGCCCGGATAATTCACCACGATGTATGGCGGCGGTTCGATCGGCTGCACCGGCCATCCGCCACTACCAGCCGGAGGAGGCACCGGGGTCGTCGGGTCACCCGCGTTCGGCGGCGACGGCGGCGTCAGGCTTGGCGGCACGTTCGGCGGATAGATCGGGCCGCCGCCAACGACGGGCGGGATCGGGTGCTCGGGATGCCCAGGATACCACGGCGGCAGCGGTGCGCCCCCACCGGGCGGCATCGGACCACCGCCGACGCCGATCCCGGTCAGGGAAGCGTCGCCGATCAGCACGACCTGCTGCGTGGTGCGGTTGAGTTTGTCGTAAAGCACGCCCGAGATGGTCACTTCAGCGGCTGCCATGAGTCAGTCTCCATTGGGTTGTGTGTGTGCCATCGATTTGGCTCGGGGATTGTATCGCCGCGCGATGGCGTCGCGGCGGGTGGTTCTGTGACGATTGTGCTGGACTCTCACGGGGTGGTGGTGCACATCCGCACCTATGGAAAGCCCACGAATGAGTGTGACTTTTACCGCCGTGCAGCTGGCGTGGCTGAAGCGCGAGGCCAAGCGCCTTGGCGTGACGATTGGCGATCTGCTGCGCAGGATCGTCGATGAGTTCCGGGACACGAAGTGACTGAAGCGGGCCGGGCGGTGCGTCAACACCGTAGACCGGCCCTGACCCCAACCGAGAGAGGAAGTCTCGATCATGGCTACCAAGACACTAGCAGCCGCATTGGCTGCAACACTACTGGTGACTGGCTGCACGATGCCCAACTTCGTCCCGGCACACGATCAGAGCATTGAGGAAGCCGCTGGGGCTCGCCTCGAATGCACGGCGATCTCCGAGGGCATGACGCCCCCGGTACAGGGCGGCTTTATTGCTGCCAGCGGTCGGCCGGCGTTCGTTGGCGCTGCGATGGGCGGTTACGCGATCGGCCTCGCCATCGCCGCGGCAGTCCAGCAGCAGCACAAGGTCGATGCATATTCGGATTGTATGCTCGCTCACGGGTTCAGAAAGGCTGCGTCATGAGCGATATGAGCGGCGCCGTCCTATCTGCGATTGCACAGTTGGGTTCTGATCTGCGCGGCGAGATCGAAAAGAGCCGGGCCGAGACAGCGCGTCTGATCGAGGGCATCCAAACGTCGCTTGACGCGATCCGCGACGACATCACGGTGCTGGGCGGAACGGGCGATCGTGATCGCCGGAAGGGCGAGAACACCCGCGATGAAGTGCGCGATTTGGCGAACGGCGTTGCTGATCTCCAGCGCGTGATGCTCAAACACGGCACGCGCCTTGATGCGCTGGAGCGGCGTGGCGCGATCGATAAGGAGGGGTGACGGTGGACGACCGCGAACTGTTGGCCAACATCCTAAATCTTTACGGGCCACCGCTGCCCATTGATCCAACGAAGGACTCGACGAAGGGTTATTTCAGGCCGGATGGCTACTATGTGCCACCGTCAGCTACCGACACGCCTTGCCAGGTACCGGCGCGCCTGCTGCGACCGCTGCCGCCGCCACACATTCCGGCAATCAACTGGCGGGAGGCATTGGATATGCTAAGGCTCTTTCGTCTGTTCGCCCTGACGACGGTCATTATCGTCGTGCTTGGCTACCTGGTCAGCTACCTGACCAGCTAAGGCGGATTGAGTGCGCTGGGGGGCCGCGTCGGATTGAGCGCGTTGAGTTGCGGCGGCGTCGAGAGCAGTCGCTGTTTCGCCACAGCCTCAGCCTGCGCCGCCCTCGTCATGCGACCTTGGCGCCTTACCTGTTGCACAAGCGGACGCGCGACCTGGTAGGCCCCCACCGCTCCCTCAGCCAGCGGCAGCCCGAGATGTGCCGCCACTGCATGAGCGCCCACCATAGCGCCCGTGTGCAGAATGTTTCCCAGCGCCCCACCGCCTTTCTCCGCTGCCCGGCTCAATAGCTGCACTGTCGGCGATCCTGGCACCGCCGCCTGATCGTGCAGCAGCTTGCGCGCAGCCAACTCGTTGCGGGTGTTAATGACGTTCTGGATCTGATCATCAGTCAACGACTGCGCTAGGTTGAACTTGGTATCGCCCAGGCCCTTGTGGATGTCCTCCAGCATCTGATTGACCCTGGGCAACTGAAGCATCCCATCACTGCCGGTGAGTTTCTTGCTGCCTCCCTGGTAGCGCTGTAGGAAGCGCTGCTGATTAATCGGCTGCGAGAAGTCGCTATAGGCTTGCCGGTATGCCCGAAACTTCGGCGCCCCCGATTGGATGGTATTCCTCACCTGGTCTTGCAGGTCACGCAGCACGAACTGCGCCACCTGTGCATCGCTGCCTTCACGGTCGAGCGGCCGGGCCGCCTTGTTCAGCAAATCGCTGATGTGCTGGTCAACCCCGTAGAGCTTGGATGGCATCGTTTCCAGATTGCCCTGGCTGTCATAGAGCTTCGCCTTCACGTTGTTGAGGGTGCGTTCTACCGCGTCGCGCTTGCCTTCCGCGCTGTCGAGCACGTTGTTGATCTTAGTCTCGATCGGCTGGGCATTGACCGGCCGCTCGCCATCGAAGGCACCGAACTGATCGGGCGCCACATTCCGCCGATCTTTCCGCAACTGGTCGAGGGTAATCTCGTCGCCCGCATCGGCGCGAAGATTGTCCACCATCCCGCTGTTGCGCGCAGTATCGTGCGCATCGTATGCCGCTTTGTAAGCGGGGTCGGTGTTGTATGCATATTTATGGGTTAGTGAAGCGTCAGTATCGAAGTCGCGCTGTGCCATGACGCGCGGCGGGATGTTGTCGACGTACGTGCTGTCATCCCGCAGGCTCGTGCCGGCCCGATCCTTGGCGCTCTCGTTGATCGCGACGCGAAGATTGCGGGCGCGCTCCACGTTGGTCTGTGCCGGAATGTCCCCTGGCGCTGTCGCCGCCGCACCGGCTGCCTGTGGCCGCGGGGCCTCGTCCGCCGACATCTCCGGCCCGGCTGCAGCTTCAGCAGCAGCGCTTGGTGCTGCGGCCGTCCGCGCCTGCCTCTGTGCCGCGTAGTAATTCTGCGCGAACTGATCGAAGTCGGCGCGCGTCGCGATGCTGCCGCTGTCCATTGCCTGCTTCGCAGCGACCAGCACAGGAGATGGCTTGCCGAATTCAGTCGTGTCACCTTTCTGAAGTTTGTCCCACCACATCTGCCGCAGGTTGTCGCCGATGGCTTGGGCCGCACCGCCGAGATTCTGTAGCCCCGTCGTGCCGTCTTGCGACGGTGCGCCTCTGGCTTCTCTGGCCTGCCTGATCGTCTCGGCTGACGACCGCAACCGTGCCTCCAGATCAGCCTGCGCCGCGGCTTCCCGCGCTGCCTGATCGGGATTGAGCGCGCTCGCGGCGGGGCTTGGTGTGGGTCGATCGGCAGCCGCCGCCGCGTCAGAACGCTTGATGGCGCCCGTGAGGTCTTCGACCGTGATTGGCTGCGCCAGCTTCGTGCGGGCGGCCTGTGCTGTCGGCGGGTCCAGCGGATGGAACTCGCCGCCCCCGGTGGGGAACGCCTCGGGCAGCGCGGCGACGTCGCGACCCAACTGCGGGTTGATCTGACCGACCGCCGAGCTGACCGCCTCCTGTCCGCCACGGAAGATCGCACCGCCTAGTTGAGCAAGCGGGTTGACGATGTAGCGCCCAAGCGGGACGCCACCCGGCGCCCACTCGTCGACGCCTGGTATGCGCGAACCTTCAAAGCCTTCGCGCGCCGCATCGAGGATGTTCGTGCTGCCGGGCGTCGGCCGCGGCATGATCGGCAGAATCTTCTCGGGATCGAATTGTGCCGCCTGCTCCTTCGTCGGCATGGCCTGCGGCGGCACGTAGTTTCCATCCGGCCCGAAATAGCCCTGCGTCGGATCGGGGGGCGGCGCTGCCGCTGCCGTAGCTGGCGGTACCACGCTCTTTGGTGCCGGCGGCAGCATGGACAACGGGCTGTCAGATTGCGGCCCCGCCGCTGCCGGCGCGCTGCCTTGCGGCGATGCCGAAGTCACGGCAGGAGCGGGCGGAAGCAGCTTCAGGGGATCGTCGTCTGCCGTGGGCTTTGCGGACGCTGTGGGCATCGGTGGGGCCGTTGCTGCTGGAGGAGCGGAAGATGCGGCGGGCGACACCACGGACCCCCGGAGCGTCTTGTAGCCGGCGCCCGTGGGGTGGACGCCATCAGGCCCCATCTGATCGGTAGGGAGTGGCTGGAACCTAATGCCGTACTTCCCGGCCAGCGCTTGCAGCGCGTCGTTGGTGCCTGGGTTCTTGGTCTCGATCCCCGGCCCGACACCGAGCAACGTCACATTGCCGGCGCCGCCTTGCTTCAGGTTTTGCAACTGGCCTTCGACGTTGGTCATGTCGCCGGGAGCATTGGACGCGCCGGAGGACAACACCACGTCGCGGCCCTGATAGGCGTTGTTGCGCACACCAGCGCCGATTACCGAGCGAATCGCCCCCGGATTGGCCCCGACCACGCCGGAACCGCCAAGCCCACCAGGGGACGCGAGGCTGTCGCCAATGATAAGCGGCGGCTGCGATGGAGGCTGTGCTGGAGGCGAGGGCGAAGCATCGGTCGCCGTGCCGGTGTCCGCCTTGGCGAAACGCTGGTAATTCGCCGTCACGCCAGGGACGTAGTTCTGGCTTTCCCGTCCATAGGAACCACGCCAGCCAGGGCCGCCGTGATAGTAGAGCAGCGCCTTTTCCGGCGAACCCTCGGCGTCCAGCGCCGTATTCAGATACTTCGCAGCGCCATAGATCGATTGCACCGGGTCATTTAGATCGGTCATCCCGAGCGTCTGGCCAGTGCCCGGCATAATCTGCATCAGGCCGCGCGCGCCCGCTGGACTAACCGCACGCGGATTACCGCCGCTCTCCTGTGCTGCGACCGCCTTTAGCAGCGTCGGGTCAACGTTCCACTCGGTCCCGGCAGCCTGAAAGATCGGATCATACTGCGAGAGGTCGGCGTCAGCCACCGAAGACCTGCTTGATTGCGCTGCCGACTTGCTTCTTTGCCTCGCTGTCGAGTGAGTTCCAGTAAGAAGTTCGCTGTTCATCCGTCATGCGAGCGAGTTGGAAGGCCCGAGGATCAAGCCCGGCGATACTGGTCTGGAAACCCTGGTAGTCGGACTTCGACGGCCAGGCACGGGCCGCAGCGGCACGAGCCCGCAGGTAATCCGCGTTGCCCTGCAGCGAGCGGATGATGAAGTCGGCACCTTCCGGCGACAGGCTGGAATGCGGGTTCGCGGCTTGGTTGACACCCATCCGATAGTCGCTGTTCGCGCCCTGCGTCTGCGCCAGCTGTGCGGCTACCTTGTCGAAGCTTTCCTGTGCAGCTACCTCGTCCGGCTTGATGCCAAAGCGGGCCGCTAGTTGTGGCGCCCAGGACACCGCTGCGCGTTTCCAGTCCAATGTCTTGCCGGCGCCGCTGCCGCTCTGGAACCGGCCCAGGTCGGATAGCATGGTGCCGAGTTGGGACAGCTGCCCTTGCGCCGCAGTATCGCTGTCGCTCTCTGCCTGGAACCGCGGCCCGGCCTCTTTCATGGCCTCTGCTTCGCCGGGCGAGGCCGTTGCTCCTACTGGCCGTGCAGCGGTGGCCACCGGAGCGACAGCGGGCCTGGGTGGCGGCGTAGGAACCGGCGTAGTGGCAGCAGGGGGCGGCGCCTGGGCAGGAGCGGGCGACGCAAACGCCCCACCACCGAAAGGACTGGCCGGCGTGACTGCGGGAGGAAGCGTTGTAATGGCGGGAGGCGTAGTGGTCGCTGGCGGCGTAGTTGTCGGCGGTGTCGTGACGACAGGCGGTGGCTTGTTCGGATTTTGTAGCGCTGGCGGTAGCCGCCCGCTGCCAAGCGGCCCCCCCTGCGCCGGCTGCCCGGAGGGGGTGAGTTTGGCTGGATCGACGCCGTGCGCGGTCAGATATTCCTGCCGCGTCATCGGTATAGTTCCGCCATAATTCGGATTAGTCTGGCCGTTCGGCAGCGTCTTGTTGAGGTCGGGAACCTGCACCGTCTCGTTCAGCCACTCTGGCGTCGGCCCCACCGGCACGGCTGTCCCTGACGTAGTGATGCCGCCGCCCTTCCTCGCCGGCAACTGGGTGCCACCGACGATTCCGGTGCCCTGATTGATGTTAACACGATCGCCGGACTGACTGCTGATCTGTGCGCCTGCATCGAGCGCGCGCTGCTGATGCTGGCTCGCCCATACCTTGATGCCGGCAGGATCTTGCGGAATGTTCTGCACCTCGCGCTGAAACTGCGCCGCCGTCATGCCGCCGCCCAGCAGCACCGAATGCATCGCGGTGATCGCGTCGGCCTGCGTCGGATTGTCCATATCCAGCAGCGCGCCCGCCGCGTGATTCACCAACCCGATCGTCTTGACGTTCTGGTTCAGCTGGTCGGAACTGATGTTCTGCACATTCGCAAGGCCAGAGCCAGCCGCCAGCGCCGCTCCTGGCCCCGCTTGGTTCAGCAGCGCGCGATAGCGGTTAGCATCGAACTCGCCGGTATCCGGATTGATCGCGCCTTGGTACGCCTGCCCGGAGAGTTGGTTGGCCTGCTGCTGGCGGATCGCCCAGATGTTGCCAGCCGCCTGAGCCGCCGCTCCGTAGTCCGCGACCGGATTGACTACGCTGGGATGCGCGAGCGCGTTCAGCACATTGCCGCGGCCCACCTCAGACTGATATGCGCCTAACGACATGGTGCACGTGCTCCAAGGTTATTGGTTCGGCCCGTAAGTCCCAGGGGGCAGTTGTGAGAATGCGCCTTGCTGATAGGCGGCATTGTTGAAGCCACCCATCTGCGAGCCTCCAAACGTGTTCTGGTTCCCCAGCAGCCCCTGCAGCGCGTTGTAGGACAGATAGCTGTTGACGCCCGACGTGGCCGCGTTGCCTACGCCCGCGGTGCCCGCCGCCTGCGCCTGCCCCGCCTGCGTCAGATAGTTTCCCGCCTGCCCGGCGCCCGTCGCGAGGCTGGTGCCGATCTGCCCGCTGGCCGCGCTCCCGGCCTGTCCGGCCCCCGCAGAGGCGTTCTCGCCCAGGTTCGCGATATTGGCGAACTGGCTGTACTGCTGCTGCTGCGCCTGCTGCGCGGTGCTGGCCAGATTGATCTGTCCCGCGCTCTGGTTCATCACGTCCTGCCACGCGGTCTGCGCATTGTTGAACTGGTTCTGATAATTGCTATCCGCGAGGCCCGTGGCGAAAGTCGCCGCGCCTTTGAGTGACGCTCCCGATACCCCGAGTCCGCGCGCTGCTGCAGCCACCTGTGTCGCTTTCAGTCCCTGCGCCAGCTGGAACTGATAGCCGGGCGTATTCTGGAGATCGGCCTCGGTCATCACCGAGGGCGGCGTCATGCCGGCCGCCTGCTGCTGGTAGGCACCCGCCTGGGCGAGATATGGGCTGGCAGCTGATGGCGCGGCTGCGATGTTCTGCAGCGGGTTGAGTGCATTCCACCCGGCTTGTATGTCCGGTCCGAGCCGCCCGACCGTCTGGTTGTAGATCTGCTGCTCGTTGGCAATGCCGGCATACGTCGCCTGCAGCGACTGCCCCGCCGCGCTCTTGGCGGCCGACGACGACTTGCCGGAGCCGAGCAGGCTGGAGCCGGCGCCGAGCGCGGCGCTTCCGGCAATCGCGCCCCCGATGAGTGCAGGCATGTCTACAACTCCAAAACGAAGCGTTGTCCGGTCTCACGGGCGCCGAGCCGGCGATACAGCGAGCCCACCCGCGACCCGTCGAGGTTCAGCATCATCACCCGGTTGACCCCCTTGGTGCGCAGATCCTCGATCGATGCGTGCTGCAGCTTGCGGCCAAGCCCAGGCCACGACGGATCAGCGAAGAACCACGCCTGCTCGGCCTCGATCTGCCCGGCCGCGTGGAACGCCTCGCCGAGCGCGGACACGAGGTAGCCGAACATCCGGCCGTTGCTGCGCGCGGTCATGATGTGCAGGCCGCCGCCGTCCTCCAGCCGCCGCAACAGCGGCATGTTCATCAGCTGCGGCCAGACTTCCGGCGCCTCGCCGAGCGCCACGCATTCATCGCCCGCCGGGCCGCCGAGGTCGGGCATCACCTGCGCCAGCGTCTCCTGCTGGAACGTGATGCCCTCGAGCACGATCGGCCGCCGAAACTGCCGCAGCATCTCGTGCCGCGCGATCAGGCGCAGCCTTTCCAGTTGCGGCGCATGGGCTAGATAGTAGTTCCGCGCCATCGTCAGACTGACCTGCATGTTGATCGGCGCCATCGCCTGCCACCAGCCGCTATCGTGCCGATACGGCAGGCAGTGCTCGAACAGCCGCGCGCACCCTTCCTCCGTCCCGAGTTCCGCGAACGTGGTGCACAGCACGCCCGGCCGACGATGCGCGAACTGCTGGAGTTTTGCGTCGATCGCCCCGAGGTGCTTCGCCATCGTCACCGGATCGAACTGCAACCCGCCGCGCCACAGCGACGCCATCACCTCATCGAGCGGCCGGCGGATGATCGCTGCCGTCACGCCCTCGGGAATTAGCCTCCAGAAGGGCGCTGCGGCGGTCTCCACCGTGCCGGTGAACGGCTGCGCCAGCCACGAGCGCACGTCGTCCAGCGACCGGCAGTGCCTCAGCTCATCGTGGCCGCACTGCCATCCGCCATATGCCAGGAAGCGCGCAAGCCACGCGGTGCGGCATCGCGGAAGGGCCAGGATGACGAACGGCGGCGCCACACGCTACAGGTCCGCATCGAGGGTTATGGCGGCGGTCGCGTAGGCGCCACCGGCTGCCGACACGACCATTTGCAGCTGTACATTGAACTGGCTGACGGCAAACGCCGTAAGGCTTGTAGCATTGCTACCCGTCACGCTGGATAGCGTCGGGACGGGCTGCCCACGCATCTGCACAGGATAAGAATACATCGCGAAGACCGATCCGGCTGCCAGACCGTAACCGCCAACGAGTATGTTCGGGTTGGTAATCGCCAGATAGAACCGCTGGCAATTGGCGATGTCTATCCATGGGTCCGGCTTCTCCAGCGGCGTTGCCACGCTGCCGACCTCCAGCTGAACGCCCCAGATTTGGATCGTGCCGGACTGCACCCCGATATTACCCGCCGTTGCGTTGTTGGTCGCACCGGAGGAATAGAAAAACGCGAGGCCGGTATAATCATCATCGTTGTTGCCGAGGGTTTTGCCGCTGGCGCTGGGAAGCGTGAGCGTGACACTGTAGCGTGTCCAGGTTGTGCCCAGCGTCACCGCCTGACCGACAGCCGCCGCCCATACACCGGCAGATGGCGATCCCCCCGTTCCAAAGAACTGCGAAAGGTTAATGCCGAGCTTCAGGCTGCTGCTACTGGCAAACGCCCAGAAGCTGATCGTGACCGTCTTGTTGGATAACCGCCTGACCGCCTCGATCTTCTGCATGATATAACTTTGGGCGGTCGCGCCTGCGTTCCCGGTGAAGGCATTACTCAGGAAAAGCAACGCAGCCTCATCGCCGATCTGCGCACGCTGGGCATCACTGGAGGCGACGACGGTGAAACTTGTCGTGTCGAGAACTGCCTCGATCTGCCAGCGATCAGCCGTATATGCGCCGCTCGCTGTCCAGGGACCGTTCCCCCGCTGCGCCACATTGAACAGCCCATTATGCAGCAGGTTGCGGCCGACGTTGCCGTATGCTCCTGACGCGAGCGCGGTGTTGGCGAAGGCGGCGACCTCGCTCATCGTGGCGTGGTATGCATTCGTGTCGCCGGAGCGCGCCAGCGGGAGCATGTCCGACGACAGCAGCGTGCCGGCATCCGTCGCGGCGCTGATCTTCACATTCGGCATCGGCTATCCCCAGACCAGGATGTTGTCCGCTGTGGTCGGTATCGCGCCCAGGTTGACCAGCGCCTGCGCGGCCGTGGTGGCACCCGTGCCGCCGTGCGGGATCGTCACGGGGATGGTGAGCGTGATGGTCACCGTGCCGCTCACGCCGCCCCCAGCGAGGCCCGCTCCGGCCGTCACGCCGGTGATGGTGCCGGTGCCGACAGCGCCGCCAACCGGGCCTCCTGTGCGCTCCCAGATACGCCTGAAGAAAGCGAGCCACTCCAGCCGCAGCTCTCCGGTATCGGTCCATACGACCGGGGACGAAGGCAGAAACGCATTGAGGTTAGGACTGCCGCTCATGACAGCGCCGGCTGTGCATCAAACCAGGCACCCTGCAGGGCCGTGCGCACCGGCGAGGTCCAGGTAAGCCGCCATACGCGGTCCCTGGCATACCCCAACCTCTGCCACTGCGCCTGCGTCAGATACTCGCCAGCGCCGCCCATGCTCTGGCCTACCGGGTTGCCGAACGTGTGCCCGCGATCGTCCGACCAGTCGAGATACAGCAGCCATGGCGACGGCGCCGTGGCGGCCACGATGTTGTCGATGCCCAGACTATCGGTCGGCACCTCGTCCCACTCCCAGGAAAAGCCACTGCTGTCCTCCAGCACCCACGTGCCGCTCGCATCCTCGGTGCCCATCACCCCGGTCGGAATGGAATTGAGCCCGAACATGATCCGGCCTGGCGCGTTCCAACCGCTGTCGGTGATCGCGATTGCCGCAACCGGCTGACCCTGCCATTGGCCGCCAGGCGTCAGATACGACCCATCGCCCGACCTCTGCACACTGAGCGAGATGGCATTTCCCTGCGCGGTCAGCGCGCAATCGAACCAGCCATCCGGCGACGGAGGCCCGACCGGCACCAGCGTGCCATTCAGCTGCGCATACCAGGCACCGTTGTAGATCTGGATGCCGGCCCAGTAGCCGCCGCTACCAGCCCCTGGCGCCCGCGCGGCTACCATCGCCGAGCTGCCGTCGTCCGCCGTTGGTTCCGGCAGCACGCGAAACGCAATGCTATAATCCGCGATCGACGGAAACGGCCCGGTCGAGGCGTAGGTGGTGCTGCCGTTGAGCGCAATCACCGCGCCATCGCTCAGCACCGCGCCGACGCCGCCGATCATCGACCACGTTGCATTGATCTCGCCGGGCGAAGGGGAATACTGCTCGACCGGCGTGCCATCCGGCCCGTTGAACAGGCACGAGATCAGCGCTTGCGGCTGCGACGGTGCCGGGCCGTCCATGCCGGTCTCGAAGTCGGCGGCGAACTGGCGATGAAACACGCGCTTGCCGTTGTTCAGCACATGCGGCCATGACCGCTGCCGCTTGATCGGCGCACCGTTGTCGGTCTGAGCGCGATGGTCGATCTGATAGATGTTGCCGTTCTGCCAGTCGCCGGCGATCACCACCCCGGTCGGTGCGGTCTGCCACAGCGGATAGGCGCAGTTGCATCGGGAGCGATGCTCGTTGCCTGACCCGTCGACCCACAGCCATTCGTGCCAGAGGCCGGTGGAGATGTCGTAGCACCAGGTATGGTCCGCTGTCGGGAAGGTCAGCACGTAGACCGCGTGGCCGCCCAGCAGATAGATGAAGCCGATGGCGTCACTCACCGTGCTGTAGTTGGTCCAGGTCTCCTCCAGCGCGTAGGTCGATACCCGCTTGGTCTGGTAGCCGGCGCCCTGCATCAGCAGCGGTCCGCCCTGGCGGTCCAGCGTCAGCCAGAACACCGTATTGTCGTAGACGGCCACGCTGTATTTCGCGATGCAGCCGTGATCGACGAAGGTCGCCGGGATTTCCTGGAACGGGAATTGCGTCGGGTCTCCGATGTTGGCCCAGATTTCCGTGGTGCGTTCGCCGATCAGCCAGATCTCGCGCTTGGCCACCGCGAGCGTCACCAGGTCGTCGGGGTAGCTGCTCTTGTTGGCGAAGTATAGCGGGTCGAATGTCACCGCGAGCGAGTCGCTGGAATAGAACTGCGGCGTGCCTGGCTTATTGAACAGCAGATAGGTGTCCAGGTAGTCGACCCGGTCGGCGCCGACGAACATGCCGGTGGGATCGCTGATCGCGGAGAACGCATTGGAGGCCAGATCGACCTCCCAGCCGCCCGTGGTGCCGTCGACGATCACCAGCGTCTCGCTGTTGTCCTGCATGCTCACCGGCGTCGTCAGTCCTGCCGTGATGCTGCCGAGCAGCGTGGCCGCGAGCGGTGTAAAGCTGGTGACGTGGTAGACGCCAGCGCCGGCGACCACAAAGATGGCGTCGTTGGTGGCCTGGCGAATGCCTCGGATCGGGCCTTGCGGCATGGTGGCGAGCAGCGTCAGGCCCGGTGTGGGATAGTGAGCGAACTGCGACGGCTCGCCCTGCTGCTCCGGCATCGGCTCGGGATACAGGTTGAGCGAGCGCTGCGCCGATGCGATGACGCTGCGCGCCTGGTAGGCTCCCCCGGTGAGCGCGAGGCGCGGCACGACCTATGGCTCGCCCTGCGCTATGTGCTGCAGAGCGTCCGCTCCGTTGCCAGGACGCATCTCGGAGCGCGCCATGGCTTCGAGTGCCTGGCATACCTGCACCATCGCCATGGCCTCGCCGCCCTTGATGTCCACCCGCTGGAGGAACAGAAGCGCAGCACGGATGAGATCTGGCGACATCATTGCGGGTTTGCCTGCGTGCCGCTGAACATCATGCCTGCCTGTGTTGCCATGGATCACCTCATGCTGAGGTTGCGGATTTCGGGGAACGGCGGCAGCCTGGGCGGATGACCGACACAGTGTTCGACCGGACGATGCGCGCGATCCACGGCACCAACGTATATGCCGGGTTTGTCCCGGTCATGCCGCTGGATTTGCAAGGTTGGAACCAACAGCACCAGACACTGCGGGCCGCCGCGGACACCGCAACCATCATCATTGATGTCGGAACCTGGAAGGGCGCTTCCACGATTGGGCTCGCGCAGCGAATGCAGACTCGCGGCGTGGACGGTTGCGTAATCGGGGTGGACACTTTTCTCGGCAGTCCAGAGCACGTGCTGCAAGGCAGCCGTCATGCCGGCTTGGTGCCGAACAGCCACGGCAGACTGATGCTGTATGAGCAATTCCTGACCAACGTGGTGCGTTCCGGGGTGCAGCATCTGGTGGTGCCGTTGCCGCAGACCAGCGACAACGCGGCCGCTATTCTGGCAACACTCCGCATCAAGGCTGACGCGATCCACGTCGACGCCGCGCACGACTACGACTCCGTGCTGCGCGACGCCCGCGCCTATTGGCGGCTGCTGGCGCCGGGAGGCACCATGATCGGTGACGATTATCATCCGTCGTGGCCCGGCGTGATGAAGGGCGCCGATGAGTTCGCGGCCGAGGTTGGGTTGCCGCTCGAAAATATCCCGCCGAAGTGGATCATTCGCAAACGTTGATCCTCCACTAGTGCAGATACTCAACGACGAAGTATCGGCAGGCCACTGAGCCGGCTACCGGGTTGGTGTTGTTCACCCCGGTGACGGTGATCGTAATCGCCGCGGTGTCGGTAACAGTGGCGAGTCCGCTCGTGACGGTGATCGCTGAATTATTGGTCAGCCCCTTGCTGTTGGTCGTCTGTGTATTGGAGCCGGTTTTAAGAATGTCATAGGTGATCTCCCACGATGTCGCGGAGGCTGAAGTCCCGTTGGACGCCTGCGATGCCGAAGGCCCGAAGCGCACGCGCGCAACTTTACTATCCGTCGAGCCGGCGAACGTGCCGCCAGCGGTTATGCGGATACGGTCGCCAACATTGGCCAAGGCACCAGCCGGCAGCGTGTAGGACTGCAATGTATCCTCAGTGGTGTCGGCCCCATTGCCGACCAAGGTGCCTGTCGCATACAGCGTGCGGCTGATCATCGGCCCGGACAGCGTCCCGCCCACCGTGGTCGGGCCGCCGCTCGGTTGCAACGCCAAGGTGGTCGCGGTCGTGTTCCAGGATAGGTTCAGCGTGCAGCCGGAACCATTCCCGCCGCGACCACTCCAAACGGTTGTCGCAACCGGGTTGGCCGGTGGCGTCGGGACTGGATAATATGGGCGCCTCGCGACGCTGTTTCCGTCCGCGAATACCGTGACCGCCGTGACGGCGCCACCACTAACAGTGGTAGCCTGATAGATACCGCCCCAGCCATCAAACAGCAGATCATTCACCGTGTAGCCGGAACCACCTGCCGCAACGGTGGGTGTCCCAGTCCCCACGAGGCCCTTGCAATCCAGGGCCAGCCCGGAGGGCGATGGAGTGGCGTAGCCGGTGCCGATCTGCACTGCGCCGAGGCCATCCACGGCAAAGCCGTTGGATGTGAGGAAGCCGGCGCGCGCGGTCGTGTTGAACGCAGGGAAGCCAACCTGGAGCATATCCACGCCGAACCGCGCACTGGACGGCTTGGTCGAGTAGTTGTTGCCGATGCGTCCCTGTAAAACGGCGCCCTGCGCGGTATCCAATGGCCATTGCGCTCCCGGCGAGCCTATCATCAGGGCTGCCTTGCGGCCGGCCGTGACGCCGATCTGGTCGCCGACATAAACCGCGTTGTCATCCAGCGTCGCCTGGGTGCCGTGCCCATTGAGATGAACCAGCAGCAGGGAGTTTTCGTTGAGGGTGCTCGCGCCCACGTTCGTGCAGGTGTCAATCTCCATGCCGGCGTTGCCGGTGAAATAGGTGCATCCGGTGCTTGTTCCGCTGTCGTAACTCAGAACCGACGTGACGCCGACTGCGGTCTGTGCGCCCTGCGGCGTGCCGGATGTGCCGCCAACATTGGTTTCACCCCACGTGGTGAACTGGGCCGCCTGATTTATTCCGGAATATGTATAGCTGCCGCCCTGTCTGGCGCCGATGCTCGTCTGCGCAACATTCAGAGTGATGCGGTTGCCGGTGGCGCTGTTGGCGTTGGGGGCTATGTTCTGGACGATAGAGACCATCTGCCCAGCCTGCGCACTGCTGGCCGTCACCTTGTCGCTGACCGTCATATTAACGAGCCCGACTGGCGTGCTTGGAGAGCCGCCGACGAAGCCGCTCATCTGCAACCAGCCGATTGTGTTCGTGTTACTGAGCAGCGTGTTGTTGCCGGTCATCCTGAGATTGGTGGCAGATGCCTGGTTCGTCAGTCCCAGCGTGCCGCCCACGGTCGCGTTGTTGGTGACCGCCAGCCCGGTGCCGGCGGCGGAAAATGTGGTGGCGCCCGCGACGGTGCCTCCCGTCGCCAGCGGCAGGAACACGCCGGTCGTGTGGGTATCGACGTAGTTCCTGGTCGCCGCCTGCGCTGCCGCGGTCGGGTCGCCGGAGAGCACCAGCGGGCCGCCCATGGTGCTTCCGGCCAGAGCCACGTAACTCGCTGGCTGCCACGCGGCGCCATCCCACACCGAGATCGTGCCGGTGGCCGAGTTATACCAGACCAGGCCTGGCGTTGGCGCTCCCGGCGGCGTCGCACTGACTGCGGCGCCACTGCTCTGCGCTACCGCTGCATTGAGCGCCGCCGCGGTCAGCACCTCGCCGTGATTCCACGGATAGACCGCAACGCCATTCGCATCGAGCATTACAAAACCGCCCCTTGATCGAGGATGAACGCCCGTCCCAACCCGCTGCCGACCAGCGAGAAGCCATCGCCGCGGTTGCGCAGCGGTGCCGGGATCGCGAGTTGCGGGATCTGCGCGTTGGCCTGCCGCAGCGTGTTCATCGCCACCGCCGCCGCAGCCACATGGTCCGGTCTGGCTTGCAACCCGTATGCCATCTGCATCCGCACGCACATCGTCCAGATGAGGGCGTCGATGTATTCATCCGGCAGGTTCAGCGGATCAGCCACCGACACGTAGGTCGGCAGCGGCACCTTCACGACCAGAAACAGGCCGTACATGTTGGCCGGCGGCACCGGCCAGAAATACACCTGCCCGGTCGGATAGCCGCTCTCGTAGTAGACCGCCGCCGGCATCGTCTCCAAGGTCTTGACGCTGATGCTGACGTAATCCTCGCGCGAGTCGAACACCTCGACCGGGATGTCCACGAGGTTCGGCGGCGTGCCCTGGATGATGCGGATGAACGCGCGGCTGATCCGATCCGGGCGTCCGTTCACGTTGAAGTCGCAGCCCGGTCCGATGCTGTAGGACAGCGCGCCGGTCGAGGCGGCGACATCCACCGTCTGCTCGACGAACACGAGCCAGCGTTTCTTCTGCCACTGCGCGATCAGCGCGCGCAGCAGGTTGAGGCCGGTATTCAGGTCGTCGGGGGCGGCGTTCTGGCCCTGCCCTAGAATCCCCGACGCCTTGAGCACCATGATCAGCAGATCGTAGACGGTGACGATCACGCCGAGGCCACCGTGAACCACGCACCGGCCAACGGCGACATGAACACGTCGGACTTGCCTGCCGCGAGCGCGACGCCGGTAGCTGCGGCGACGCCGTTGATGGTGTCGGACCCGGCGGTGTTGGCGAAGATCTGCGCGCTCGCTGCGCCGGCATTGCTAACCCACATCAGTTGCCCGCCGACCGCCGGCGGCAGCATGCAACTATCGTTCGCCGTCGCGCATACAGCGATCAGGTTGATGGCGGAGGTCAGCGGTGTGCCGAGGGCTCGTGTGCCCCCGGCGTGTGCTGTAAGCGATGCGGACGAGAAGCCGTTGCCGGATGCCATCAGCGACAGGTCGTGCATGCCGGTGCCGACGTTGAAGCTGATGGTGCGCCCGGTTGGGTAGCTGACATTCGTTGCCATGGTGCTGCTCCTTATTCGATGTGCGCCCAACTGCGACGCTTGCGGATGTCGGTGATTGTGGCTTTCGACACGCCGTATCGCTTGGCGAGGTCGACACCGCGCTCGGTGCTGGTGCGGATGGTGCGGACGATTTCCTCGGTCAGCTTTGCGTCCCAGAAGTCAACGCCCCTAGGCGGGTTTGCTCCCGCGCGAGACCGCCCCTTCGCGATCATGTCGGCGTTGTTGTCGGCGCGGGTGCCGATGAACAGGTGGGACAGCCTCACACAACCAGCGTTGTCGCAATGATGGAGCACTGAGATGCCTTCGGGGATGCTGCCATGCTCCAGGAGCCAAGCGACGCGGTGCGCCAATTGTATGCGAGTGCCGTCGTTGATGACGCCATAACCGCGGGCATTTCGAGCAGCATTCCACTCCCAGCAATCAGGGCCGACTGTGGTGTAGAGCGTCATTCGCTCACGCAGGGATAAGCCGTGATGGCGATCCCGCTTCCCGAGCGGATCGCCGTGACGCAGCCACTTGATGTGGTGGCGATTACAAAATCCCGAGGTGCGGACCGGACTCTCGCACCCCGGGACGGAACAGGTCTCTTGTTTGTCCATACATGACGGTATGACACTTCCGGATTAAACAAACAATGGCGACCAGCTCTAATTAGCAATCAATCTGACGGCGAGTTGTGGGCGAATACAGGCCGCTCCCCACAAAATGTCTAAGCGGCAGGGTAAGACATCGTTATTGATATCATACTGACGGACTACACGTATAGATAGGCCGTCTTTCTGTGCTCTCGCGGCCATATCGACGCCACCCGGCATGACTAAATCTGCGGTTGCGAAAGTCGCAAAATCGGGATGATACGCAATAGATTGCCCGGACGCGGTGCTTGCGCCCATCAGGAAGGTGATGGCTGCGCCTGCGCCGGGACTTGCGTTGACGTTCTGATAGGCGCCCGTGGTGGTGATCGCCGGACTGATACTCCAGGTGCCGGCGCCTGCCGTTGCCGGTGCGGTCAGCACAAAGTCCTGCAGCTGGTTGGTGACGACCTTGCTCTCGGGATGGACGCGGAACACGCCGGCAATCGTAAATACGTCGCCCACGTTGCCAGTGCCGGTGCCAGTGGTGACCGCCAACGACGATCCGGTCTGACTGCCAGCGCCCACCAGGTAGCCGGCCTGGGCACCGCGCACGTAGGTGTTGAGGTGGGTATTCTCGGCCCACTCGAAGCCAGCGCTGAGGCCCATCACGCCATCGACGTATTGCCGGGCGATCTGCGTTGACTGCTGGAACAACCCTTTGAGGGTGTCGACCATGTCGACGTTGTCCTGGGTGTTGATCCTGAGTTGCCACTGCCGATCCTGCGGCGTCAGGTTGTCGAGCAGCATCTTCCGGGCGATCAGCACGTTGCGGAACGACTGTGCCGCGCCATGGCCGTCCACCATGTTGTAGACTGCTGGCACTACCTGGCCGAGGAAAGCGGCCTCGACGTTGGCTGCCAGCACCGCGCACGCAGGTTCCAGATAGCGCGCGGCGAAGTCATCGATATTCAGCGTGAGTTCCTGCGAGCTGAACGAGAAGTCGACGTGGTTCTGGGTGGTGAGCGTGAGCGTGGTGTTGGTTTCCACGGTGTTCTGAATGGCCAGCGTTGGCCCGCTGCTGACGGTGAACTGCACCGGGTTGCGGATGCGCAGGTTGTTGCCGATCTTGGCCCCTGCCTGGGCGAATGAGTCATCGTATTGACGATTCACCGACCCGATTACGTTAAGACGTTGGTGGAGGATCACGAGCGCTTTGGCGGTGATCATGTTGATGTTGAGCAGCGTGTTGGTTGCGACAGCCATCGAGGCTTACTCCATGACGGAGTGCCATCGACTTCTCGTGTCAGCAGGCGTGGTGTCTCTTGATCAGTTCCGAACGGCGCAGCGGGAGGAAGTGCCGCGCCGCCCGGGTGCTGATCAAGAAGTCTCTAGGCACGTTGTTGTGCAGGGACGATTACCGGACGTTTTAAGCCTCCGGAGCGGGCTAGCGCAGTTGGTTAACGTGTGCCTGCGATCCACGAGCGCGGTTGTTTAGCGTGTTCCGCGATCCACGATCAGACCTAAGTCGGGGTTCAGGTCTTGATGGGTGTGAACGAGCGCGGCCCCGAATTGCCGCCGCCCTTGAGCACGGAGTCAGACTTCGACCGGCTGGGCGGCATACTGCCTGACGATCCGGTACCTGCGGGCGCCTTGTAGACGCCAGTGCTGCCGAGGCGGGAGCGGAAGGCTGCCTCGTGCGCTGCGGTCGCGCGTGCAGTGCCGGACGTGGTGCCGACATCGCCGCAGGGCGGTGCTTTGCCTGCCATTGCTACTTCTCCTTGCCTTTGGGTGGTTTCGGTTTCGGCACCGCGATCATGCGGGCTGCGGGGCGACCGGACGGCGCGCGCACGGTCGCTGTGACAACGGGCTTGACCTTCGGCTTGGCCATCAGCGCTTCATCCTCTGATCCATGGCCTGCTTCGCGTAGAACTCGACCAACTGATCGGTGGTCGCCTGCTGCTCGACGAACTGCGGGCTGGCACGCCCCTGGATCGGCTTCGGTGGCGCGGGGGCACGCGATTGGTTGCGCGTTGGCCTCGCTGCCATCTTCTCGGCGAACTGCCCCAGCGCGATGGCCCGCGCCCGCTCGCCCCGCAGCGATGCGATGTGCTCCAGATCCTCCGGCGCGTCGCGCAGTGCCGCCGCCACGCGGTGACCGTCGGGGATCTCCACGAGCAGCGCGGCAATCTGTGCATCGGCACCCATCGCCTGGAGGTCGCTGCAACGCTGCTGCCAGTCGGGATAGGCGTCACGACCGGCGGCGTGGAAGGTGCCGATGCGCTCCTGGGTGCGCTGTGCGTCGGCGAGCCGCCCCGCCTCAGCCTGGATTGCCTGCTGGATCACCGGGTCGGGCTGTTGCTGCGGCTGGCCGCCGGTGCGGACGTGCTGCTCCAGCGCAGCAAGCCGTGCCGCCATCTCGTCGCGATCACGCGCGGCCTGGGTGGCCTGGCTGCGCAGGTAGCCAATGCGCTTCTCGAACCGGGTCTGCTGTTCCTGCTCGCGCTCGGTCGGCTGCGCGCCATGATCCTCTGGGGCAGGCGTTTCCGGGGCGTCAGGAGGCGCTGTGGTGGCCTCCGGCTCCGGCGCCGTGGTTTGCTCGGTCTCGCTCATGGCCTAGTACCCCATGCCTCCAGCGCCCTGCGCATCGCCGCCTGGACCACCGCCGGCGCTTGTCTGCCGGCCGAACGGACTCTGCGGGGTGCCGATCATACTGGCGGCCATCTGCGGGTTGATCTGCTGCAACAGCATGAACGCGCCGGGGTCCATCGGCCCATTACCCAGCGAGCCGTACCCTGTGCCGGTCAGCGCCTGTGCGTAGGCGTCCAGCGTGCTCTGGGCTGCAGCGTTCGGTGATGCGAATGCCTGCTGGGGCGCTGTTCCCTGCTGCTGTGGCGTGACTGCGTTCGGCGCCGCCTGCTGCGACGCGGGCATTCCCCAGGCGGTGGTCATCCACGAGGGCCAGCCGCTGGAACCCTGAGAACTGGACGTCGATGGCATGCCGCCGAGCGGATTGGACGTTGTCGGTGCCGACGCCGACAGCGCGTTCCACGGCATGCCGCCCCACGGCAACGCGGCCTGTTGGTCGTTCCACGCCGTGCTACTGAACGATGGGGAGGTCGATCCGCTCATGGCCTAGCCGTGCGCGGCGTAGGTGGGCGCTGGGTGCGCGGCCGGTGCAACGCCTGGGCTGGCGGCCGGTGCGGCCTTGGGCTGGTTCAGTTTCGCCTTATCGACGTAGACCACGCCATCGCCCACCACGGTCGTCGGGTGCAGCGGCGGCGGGTTGGTGTCGGTGATGTTCGGGAGGATACCGGGCGGCAGCGGTTCGCGGTCGGGCATGGTGGGTCTCCTATCGCGGGGTGTTGGACTCTGCCGGGGTGACGGTGAACGGCGCCTCGGGCTCCGGCGGGGGTTCTAGCGTGCCCATGGTGACGGCGCTGGTGGCCTGCAACTGGATGATGCGGGAGCGCAGCCGCACCACCTCGGCGTGCATGCGCACCAGACAGCGATGGCGCTCGTCCCAGTCCTCCTGGGTTGCCTCGCGCATCTCCTCGAGGTCCACGTCGTAAAACCGGATGGTCATTGCTGCGGCGCCTGTCCGTTGCCGCCGTCCACCGGCTCTGGCGGCTGCGCTGCCTGCACATTCCCCTGCAGCGCCTGCTCCATCATCCCGTGGTGCGCGATCGCCGGAACCATGTCCGTGTGCAGCATCTCCGCCACCATCTTCCGCACGATCACCTGCAGCGACAGCGGGTCAATCGAACCAACCGCCTTGAGCCTGTCCGTCTCGGCCTTGTATTCGTCGATTACCAACTCGCTTTGCTTCTCGTCGCCCTTCTCCTTGAGCCGCACATTCTCGGCCTTCAGCCCGGCAATCTCCGCGTCCGCCTGCTGCAACAGCTTCTGCGCCTGCTGCTGCATCTGTTGCCCAGCCTGTTGCAACTGCATCACCTGCGGATCAGGCCCCGGCTTGTATTGCGGCGGCAATCCGCGCTTCAGCCGCTCGGCCAGTTCGTCAGCGCCCGGAAAATCCTGGTACTGCGCCCAGAAGTCGCCCACCACGGCGAACGCCTGCGGGTTGTTGCTCAGGATCTGGGTGAAAGCGTTGGCCGCCTCCTGCCGCTGCGTGCCGAATGACGGCCCCACGTCGGCCTCCACGTCATACCGTCCCACGTTCGGATTAAAGATCACCCGCGGGTCCGGCATGTTGTCCTGCTCTTTGTCCTGATCGGCCTGGTCCGGCCCGATCGGCTGCGGCCCTTGCGGGGTCAACCGCACCCGCTGGTGTGCTGCCGGCGCGCCGGGCGTCAGGATGATCTCGCTGTCGCTGCCGTCCTCGGCAAGAATGCGCATCACGCGCGTGGTGTCATACACTTTCGGGATCAGATCGATAAGAATGCGCCCGATCTGGCGGATCGCCTTCGCCTGGTTGTCGATGTAGTGATAGGTCGCCGTGTCGCCCTGGCGCTGCCGCTGCTGAATGGCGACGCCGCTGCGCTCGTTGCTCGGCATGCCCAGCTCGGCCTGATACTGCCCGGTCACGTCGAGCAAATCCTGCCGCGCGATCATCATGCCCTGGACGTATGCCTGTGCCATCTCGGGCGCTGGCGCGCGCTGCGGCGCCGGAACCTCCTGGCCGTTGTCGTCCTTGGCGTTGTACGGCAGCCATGCGTGGTTCTTGACGTTGGCGGTGTTCCAGTAGTTCTCGAATCCCTCAAACGCCTGCATCGGACCGATGAACGGCGTCTTACCCTGTAGCGCGACCTGCTCCACCGCCGCCGATGCCCAGTAGTTGTAGATACGCTGGGCGTCGATCTGCGAGCGTGTGTGCCCCTTGCGGTCGAGCACGCCGTCGATCACCGTCTCCTCGCCGATGAAGGGCACGACCGGAATGTGCTTGCCGGCCCAGTCGCCGCGCTCGGTGATTTCGTCGCCCTCGATGCGGAACCATTCGACGCTGGCCTCGGACGTGTCCCGTGATTGTGCGATCTGCGATTGCATCATCTCGGTCTGGGCGTCGTCCATCTCGCTGGCACGCAGCACGCGGCCATCGTGCAGCAGGTGCAGCTTGTCGGTGGTCTCCTCGCGCCGCCAGTAATGCGCAATCCGCACATGGTCGCGCGTCACCCAGTCGTTCTGCCGCGGGCTGTCCAATGCGGCCGGCGGTGGTGCGGCGTTCTTGCCGTGCTCGGCCTCCCACTGCTCGCGCGGGATGTCCTCGAAGATGAAGGCATACCACATGTCCGACTTGTCCCAGAGCTTCGCGTCCGGGTCCATGTAGACCGTCTCGGGATCTTGCACGCGGCGGATGTAGATCTCCTGCTCGAACGAGCCTTCGTCCACGTAATCGGTGTCTACGGTCACGTAACCGATGCCGCTTTCGACCTGGTGGAACGTGGCTGTGGTGTAGGCATCGATCGCTTTGCTCTGATACTCGATGCGGCGGATGATGCCCTCGAACACCTGCGCCGCCTCGTAGCTGGCGCTGCCGCCGGTCGGCGTGACCTTCACCGACGTCTTGTTCTGCCGCGCGTCGTTGACGATCTGCAGATTGTGCTGGCGCACCTTGTTGTGCGTGAGGCTGGGCCGATCGCCTCTCGCATTCCGCACCTCGTCCATCCACTGCCAGCCGTTGTAGACGTCGCCGTTGGCGAACTTGCGGTCGAGACGGGCACGATGGCGTGCGGTGCTTTCCCACGTCACGCAGATCTCGAAGCGCTTGCGCGCCTCGCGCATGATCTCGGCATCACCACGTTGCGGACGGGGCATCGGCGTTCAGTCCAGGCTTTCCCGCGTGTTGGCGATCAGTTGCCGCGCCAGTTGCTGCGCCTTCGCCATGCGCAGCCGCTCCGGTATCAGCCGCAGCGCGAGGGACAGGTGGTAGAGCGTCATGGTGATGGCGTCGTCCTGGTCAGCCATGTGGCCGTCCTCGTTCGCCGCATGGACGCGCTTGGCAGCCGCCCGTCCCTCGCTGTGGGTTGGGATCATGACAGTGGGTGTGGCCCCCAGAGCGGATGGCCGACGAGCGGCAGCAGGTAGGACAACATCACCAACAGCAGGATCAGCAGCAGCACCAGTTGCGCGATCTGCGCGAACGGCGGCGGCAGCGGGATCAATGTGATGATGTAATAGATGATCCCGAACACGATCAGGATCACCAGCAGCGAGATGAGCAGCGAGATCATGACACGACCACCCCGTTGGACGGTGGCGCGGTGCCAGGGCCGGCCGCGTTGGTCGCGGTGACGGTGCAGGTCGCGGTCTTTCCCACATCGCCAGCAACACGGGTGTAATCCGGCGAGTCGGTACCCTTGTTGGCGCCGTCAATCTTCCACTGATAGGCGTACGAGGTTGGCACTTCGGTCCAGTTGCCCATCGTGCAATGCAGCGCGGTGCCCTCTTGGCTGACGTATGGCACATCGGTGTTGATGGGCGCGATCGGATTGCGTGTCCGCTCGAAGTAACCAACACCGTCGTCAACCGCGATCAGCCGCCAGCCATCGGATGCGCGCTCGTACATCCACGCTTGCAGCGCCGCATCGTTCGGCATCAGCGTGCCGCCGAAGCGCTGCACCAGGTATTCCGTGACAGTTGAGCCGCTCATGCCACCATCCAGTTCGTGCTGACCATCGCGCCGTTGCCCACCGTGGTCTCGTATTGGCTGCCCCACTGCGGCTCGGCGATCGGGCGCCGATCGTCCCGCACGCCAAGCGCCATGTAGCGCATGCTGTCCGCGCCGTGGCTCGCGAAGTCATGCACTGGCGTCGAGCGCCAGGTCTGCGCGTTCTCGTTCCACTCACGGCGGTAATTGCGCAGCGCCCGAATGCCGATCGCGCACCGCTCGGCGTCGAACCACGCTTTGGGCAGGATCATGCGCACCGCGTTGATGCCATCGGCGACGTTGTGCCGGGTCACGATGCGCGTCGGCTTGAGCCCGAGGCCGTGCATCGTCTCGGTGCGGCTGCGCCCGCTGCCTAACTCGGTCGCCTCGGCGTCATGCGGCAGTAGGTGGCGCTCGTAGTTGTATGGTTTCGCCTGCAACTGTCGCACGTAGTAGTCGAGCGCTTCGCCGTTGCTTTCGATGTAGTCGATGAAGCGCCACTGCCCGCCGCGGCTGACCTGGGCAAACCAGATCGCAGTGCTGTCGGCAATGCCGAGATCCCATGATGTCCACACCTTGAGGATGGGATCGTGCGGCACCATGCCGATGCGCCCCTCGGCCTCCGCGTCGTTCATCAGCCGGCCGTAATAGCTGCCGCTGTTCGGCGCCTCGAACGAGCACAGCAACTCCTGGGCGAACTCCTCCTCGGACATCTCCTGGCGCAGCCGCGTGATCGCTTCGTCGCTCAGCGTGTGCGTCTTGGTGTGGTCGAGCAGATAGCTGCTGTAGCCGGGCGTCGTGCGGGCGCGATCGTATGCCGCCTGCAAGAGCCCGCGGCCTTTGGGCGTGCCTGACCTGACGAGAGTACCGTCCCTGTCGGCCAACATGGGTTCAACGACCAGGGGAACCATCGAGGGTGGGGTATCATCGTACTCGTCCATAATGACGAGGTCGGAATATCCTCCGCGCCAACTGTCCTGATTGTCTGCGCCGCCACACTGAAAGACCGACCCGTTCGGAAAAGCCACCGACATATTTGATTTGCGAACTTCAGCGCCAGGGATGTGCCGCACCGCCTCGATCAACTGGTCCCATAATCCGGTGCGCACCCACATGACGTTGTAAGGCAGAATGTCGACGACACGCGGCATGGGCTTCTTCTCGGTCAGGCAACGCCTGATCCCCATCCACATCAAGGCGGTGGACTTGCCCGCACGCCTGTGCACCACGGCCACAATACGCTTAGCTTGGTCGGCCAACAGAGGCCGCTGCCAAACGCGAGGCGCGAACGGCAGCGTCACTTGCTGACGCGGCTGTTCCTCCGTGATATGTTCCGGCGATGAGACGTTTTGAAGCGTTAGCATCTGGTCAACGGTTCTATGATGAGAGCCGATGGGCGTGTCCAATGGGACATCAGCCGATCCTACGTTACGCGATCACTGGCAAGTGCGTGGCCTGCACCAAAACCGAAGGCGAGCGGTACAAGTCCCAACGCAAGGCGTATGCAGCAAAGAACTCCAAGACGGTAGTCGCCAGAGTGCGTTCATGGCGTAAGGCAAATCCGGATAAGGAAGCAACGCTACGCGCTGAGTACCGCGAGAGGCATCGAGACGAACTCCGCGCCAGAAACGTGCTTTACCGACAAGCCAATCCAACCGATCCACTATTGCGCCGCGTCAGGGAAGCGCGTCGGCGCGCCAGAAAGATGAACGGCGGCGGCTCATACACGAAGGACGATGTCACCGACATGCTACGGACCCAGAAAGGCCGATGCGTCTACTGCCAACGAAACATCTCCAAACAATATGCGGTGGATCATATCGTGCCTGTGCGGCTTGGCGGCTCCAGCAACCGGACCAACCTTCGACTGCTATGTCGCTCGTGTAATTCCAGCAAAGGCGGGAAACATCCGATCGACTTCGCACGGTCCCGAGGCCTTCTGGTCTAACATTCCTCGAACGATACATCGAACACGAGTTGCGGCGCCGGCTCTTTGGCTTCCACCACCTGGGTTACCGGCACGGGCTCAGCCCAGCGGAAATCCACGACGAGCGCTCCACCGTCAGCACCAGCGAGTTGCAGCGGCAGCACCTTGCCGACAAGACCGAGAAAGGCGGTGGGGTTCTCCTCGGCCTGACGCGCAAGGTATTCACGGCCCCCGACATCACTAAGCGCACCCAGGATCATCTCCTTGATGGAGCCGGTGAAGCGGTTGGGCACGCCGGCGCGGCGACCGCTGCGATTAAGGTGCTCTGCTGACAAATTCTGTCACTCTGTCAGTTAGTCTCGTGCTGTGAGCCACGCCACGGGCGCCTGGACCTGTCTCAGCGCGCCGAACAGCATGACCGACACATGCGCTGTGTCGCGGCGGACGGAGAGCACGACGGCTGGGTGACCGACGAATGGGCCTGCTGCGAGGGCTACGGCGTCGCCAGGCGCCCATTGGGCGGTTTCGCGGGGCGGCGATGCTGCGGCCAGGGCCAATGCGGCTTCTACGGCCTCCACAGCCCCGGCACGGGCATACTGCATCCGGTTGGCACATTGGAGCACGGAATGGACGCCTGGTGTCTCGCGAATTGGGCGCCAGAGGTCTGGATTGTCGTGCTGGATGAACAGGTAGCGCGGGAAGAGCGGGATCTGGATGGTGTGGCGCAGGGAACGGAGGACGCGATCGCGGCGGGTGACGGTGGCGAGCGGGAGGAAGGTGCGATAGCCGGCGCGGGTGAGGTTGTCGTTGGCCCAGCGCTCTGCGCCTGGATGGGTGTAGCAGACGCCCCAATTGCCGCAGCACGGCGCGTCGTTCCGAGCGTGGAACGCGTCCGGTTGTGTGGGACATAACGCTGGGTTGTGGCTGGCGTCAAGCATCGAGGCGGGGCTTTGCGGCCAACGTCATCAACGCGCCGGAGACGGATGCGATGAGCGAGATCTGGTCGGCCTGGGGCAACGATGCGCCGATGTTGAGCGCCTGGGCGAGGAGCACGGCGGATTGTTCGTAGGCGGTGCAGCCGCTCAACGCGAGCAGCTGGTCGATGCCGTGGCTGAGGGCGTCGCAGCGAACGGGATCGAGCGGGAGCGGTGTCATGCGGCGGGCTCCGGATCGAGCGGTTTGCATATCGGCGGATGGGTTTCGCGCGCCTGGTCGATGCGGGTGAGCAGGACGTGCAGGGCGCGGGCGCAGAGGTCGAGGTCTTCGGTGTAGCCGTCGTCGTCGAGCACGGTGGCGATCCAGTTGGCCAGGAGGGTGACTGGATCCGCGGTGATCATGCGGCGCTCCGGTCGTCTGGATCGGGCGTGGTGACGAACGACAGCCTTCGCCAGTCGGCGCGGCATTTGGGGTCTGGGCAGCGCAGGTCTTGCCAGGATGCGATGACGACGCGGACGGGTGCATCGGTGACGGTCTCGGCGGCCCAGCGATGGCCGCAGTTCCGGCAGAGCACTGGCATGCTGGCGATGCGCATTAGGCGGCGCTCCGGTCGTCGGGTGTGATGAGCGGGACGCCGAGACGAGCGCGGACGGCGGGTTCGTCTTCCGGCAGGACGTTCTCGGCGATCCAGGTGCAGGTGGCGCAGCGCTGCCAGGCGGGCTTGACGGGCTGGAACGCGCTGACGTGGGCGCCGCAGTCGTCGCACTGGAACTCGGTGAGCTTCATGCGGCGCTCCGGTCGTCGTTGGCGGTGCGCCACATGCGCCACAAAGCGCGCCACATTCGGCTAAGCAGTCGGCTGTGCTGCGCCACAAACTCGGCCTTTAGGCCGATTGCGGCGCAACGCCGAGCAACGCCGGCTCCGGTGCGCCACAAATGCGCCATAACGTGCGCCACAAAGTTAGACATCACGAGTACCAGGGCGCTTGAGGGGATCGACGCAAAGGCCGGTGCGTTCCTTGCGTTGCGATTTGTCAACGTACGTCTCCCTGAAAAGAACGCCGGATTTGAGCCACGCGGCGAGCATGTTGGCGGCCTGCTTGTCGGTGAGATGAAACAGCTCGACCAGGATATGCCCGGCCCAGCGGGTAGCGGGATGCCGCCGGCTGTCGGTGTAGCGGGCGCCACCGGGCAGTCCGGCATCGATGCGGTCCAGCGCGAGGTTAAGTTCGGGATCGCTGGTCTGTTGCCAAACGCTTGGCGGCTCCCATGCGGCGATGGCAGCCACGTTGTCACCGTTGGGATAGCCTGGGGCGCCATTGCCGAGTGATACTTGCTGCAACCTGAACCACTTAGCGCCGTTGGCGGGAGCCATGTTGCGCTTCACGTCGTCGAGCCGCACGTATTGGAACCGATCATCGATCGGGATACCGAAGCCCTCAGCCTCAGGGACGGTCATGGTGGTGAGCAGCAGGCCAACACGGGCCGAGTCCGTCAGCGCCTTGGCACCACGAGCGGCATCGATGCTGGTGGCGTCTCCCTTGCGGACATGGTGGACGAGGAGCACGGCGCAGCCGGTGGCGCGGGCGACGCGACGCCAGGCGGCCGCGGCCTTGACCATGTGCGGGTTGCTGTTCTCCTCCAGAGAATGGCTTTCGGCGAAGGGATCGCACACGACGAGGCCGATGTTGTTTTCCTGGATCTGATCGATGAGGGCCTGCTCATCTGGGTAGGCGACGGTGAAGCCGTCGGTGTCCAGGGACGCCAGCTTGAGGCCGCGGGCTTCGCCATCGTGCAGGAACAGCCGGCCTTCGAGCTCGTGGCGCCCGATCCGGTGATGGATCATCAACGCGGCGACGCGCCGGTCCAGCTCCTCCATCGGGTCTTCGAGGTTGAAGATTGCGCCGTTAACCTGTGAAAACACATGATTACCGAGCAGCTTCCGGTAGGCCACGAGTTCCATCACGATGGCCATGGCGAGCGCGCTCTTGCCGGTGCCGCCAGGGGACACCAGCACCGAGACATAGCCGCGGATGAGGTGCGAGCCGTACAGCCACTGGCGCGGCGGGATAGATCGCGGATCGGGCAGGCTGGCCGGATACAGCTTGAGCGGCGGCAGGCTGGCGTCGTGATCGAGCGAGCCCACGACCTTGAGCTTGGGCCGGAAGCCGCCCTTCTCATAGGCGGTGAAGGTGGGATCATCCGACATGGCGGCGTCCCCCAGGTGCTGGTGGGAGCGCCCAATACACCTCGGTCCTGACGATCTCCGTTACTTCGTCCTCGGACAGAGGAAACCCCGCTGCGCCATTGACGCCGTGGGCTTCCGCCAGCAGGGCGTTGCGCGGTGTGTGGGCGGCGATCATGGGCTTTACCAGGCGCTCGATGCGCCACGCGGCGAGCTCGCGCGCCACCTCCTGGCGGCGCACCTCCTGGCGCAGCAGGAAGCGCTTGAGCCGCACCACGTCGGGCGCCTTGAGGCCGTCCAGGGCGCCGGAGCGCTCCTGGGCGAGTGTGTCGCAGATGATGGCGGCATCGGCCTGGACGAGCGGCATTTCGCCGCGGGCGACCGGGCGGCCCATCTCACGGGCGATGCCGTAGATGTTGCGTGGCGCTGTCATGAGACGCCACGGGGTACGTGCGAGCATAGGCACAGCTCCGCTTGACGCGGGCGGCCGGCTCTGTAAAAACGGTGCTGCACAGCATCCGTCTCACATGCCAGCCACCAGCTGGTTAACCCATTACAGATGCCGCTCGGTTCCCGCCGGGCGGCATTTCTGTGTCTATACGAGAGTCGGGCGCGCCGGAAGGGCATCATTCCGCGGCCCTCGCGTTATGCCGGAACACCGCCGCGATGCGCCGCTCGACGCTCGGCACGCGCCCGCCGGGGTTCCGCACCACGAACGCCTGGTAAGCGCCGGCGCCGTAGTCCCGCCACAGCGACCGCGCCATGGCATGCAGGATGCAGTCGCGCCGCCGGCTGGTCATGCTGCGCGCCTCCTGGCTTTGTAAGCAAGGGAGTTCGCGCGCCAGCACGCGCGGCAAAACCGCCGCCCGGTCGGGCCGACGTGCAGATTGTCGCCAGTGAACGGATGTCCCTTCGCGCAATGCGTCTTGGCCGCATTGATCGCGCTGAAACTGATGCCGCGCAGCGCGTTGGTTCTCGGAGTTACCACCTCTAAGTGGTCTGGATTTACACAACTTGGCACGCGGCAAAGATGGTCGATGATCAAGCCGGCGGGGATTTCCCCTTTGAACGCCTCATATGAAGCCCTGTAGGCACTGCGCCATCCTCGTTTGTGCCCGAACCTTCCGTAACCCTGCCGGTCGACATGGCTCATCCACAACCAGCAACCGCTGTTCGGTTCTGGCATCGAGTTCGCGACCACGAAGGAGGCCATCGCATCCATTATTCCGCGGCCTCCGCGATCTGTGCCGCGCCCCAGGCCAGCAGCGGCGCGTCGTCCACCACGCGGGCAGCCACTGGCGCGCGCTGCACGAACAGATCCGGCTGTCGCTGCGCCTCCTCGATGCGCCGACACGCGATGTCGAAGTAGCGGGGTTCAATCTCCACCCCGACGAACCGGCGCCCGAGCCGCGCGCAGGCAACGCCCGTCGTGCCGCTGCCCATGAACGGGTCCAGCACCGTCTGCCAGTCGTCCGAGAAGCAGTCCACGACGTGCATCATCTGATCGAGCGGACGAGGACATGGATGGCCCTTCGGCCGCGTCCTCATGTCCGACGTGATGGCCAGGTGGAAGTCGCGGCGCTTACCCCGTTGCTTCGGCTTGCCGATCGGCCAGAACAACGCGAAGTCGCAGGACCAAAGCGGGCCGATACCAGGCAGGATTTGCGTGAAGTTCTTGGCGCATGCCATGACGCGCCATTGCCGAGCGAGCAACGATTGCCACTCATGGGCGCGCGGCGCGCCCATGAAAACTACCATCCAGCCGTCCGAAACAAGCGCCTCCGCTGCCGGCACGAACTCTTTGATCAGCGCCTCATAGGCAGCAGGATCATCATCGTGGCTGGCATACTCGCTGAACCGAATGCCGTATGGCGGATCGGTCACCACTGCATCAATGCCCGAGAGCGTCGGCAGCACCTCGCGGCAGTCGGCCAGGTACAACGTCGCGTCGCCGATGTGTTCGGTGCGGATCATGGCGCGCGCTCGCTGAACCACAGCGTCATGGCAGCGACCGCCCATGGCGCTGCACGTCCAACATCTCCACCGCCTCGACGAACGTGAGGTCGAGCGTCGCCATCAGCCGCGAGATGTCGTCGTGCTCCATCTCCCGGAGCGCGTCGTCGATCTCGGCGGACGCGGCCTGGTAGCACTCAGCGCAGTGCAGCCAGTCGCCTGTCCGATCCGCAGGAGCCTCGCCGCAGCGGATGCACATATCGCCTGGGGTCATGCCAGCAAGATCCCAGTCTCGCGGGCACAGTTGCCCCACGTCAGGTCAAGAACCCTGCGGCCATTGGCTTGCTGCGTGACAACCCAGCGCTGGAAATGCGCCGCCTTCTTTGCCTTGCGGCTGTTCCACAAGCTCGCCCGGCGCAGATTGTCCGAACTGCGGGCCAACTCATCGAGCACGAACGACAGCGGGGCCTTGTCCTCCTCGATGATGTTGCCGACCGCATCCTTGATCAGTCGCGTCGGGGCGTAGCCGTAGACCTCACCACCAAGGTCCAGTCGAAGTTGAGTCGGCTTGTCGTCGTCTTCGTCGTCTTCGCCCGGCTGTTTGGTCAGGCATTCTATGATGTGCGCTGCCTTTTGATTGGCCATTGCGTCCGGGTCCATCTTGTCCCGCACGATTTTCGCTAATGCCGCCCGCACCTGATCTTCCACCAGGGACTGATCGGCGTTGCGCTTCAGCCCTTTCTTTGCTTGCTCGTAAAGGCCCTGGTAATGCTCACGCAGACGGTTCGAGAGTGATGCCACTGTTAGCCGTCCTTTCTTGCGAGTTTCATGACACGAAGGTTATGGATGGCGCCGACCAGCGCATCGATGTCCTTGTCGGTCAGCGCGGCTAGGGGATCGGCGTCGACACGCTCTACGTCAACCATCGCCAGGTCAGCATCGGTCAGCAGGTCAGCGGTCTGGATCACCGTCAGGTGCATCGCCAGGTTGGCGAAGCGCGCAGCGCTGGTGCGGCCTGCGTCGAGGCATTGATGGACACGTTGCTTACGCTCGCGCAGTTCAGCCATCCCGGCTTCTAGTGTCAGGCGCCCATCTGAAACCAGCGCCGCCACGTCGGACGCGTGCGCGCGTAATTCCGAGAGTTGAGCCTCACGAGAACTGCTGATCTGCTCAGCGTCTTTCACTTGCGCCACCGCTTGATCGAAATGCCGGTGACCGTCGCGCACCTGATGGGCCAACTCGATTGAGTGGCGGACGATGGCGCGGGCCTGCGAGATGAGAGCGGTGGAAACCTTGTTAGAAACTGACAAGGCAGTCGCCGAGCCAGCGGTACGTTTCCCAGGGGATGTCTCAGGGTATAGCAACGCCAGCGCCATGGCCTGCTGTCCCTTGCTAAGATTGCGCCGAGCGATGTTTGTCGAGACGATGAACGCCGCCACATCATGCCCGTTCAGCGGCGCAAACGTGGGTTCCACACCAGCGATCTCGCACGCCCGCAGCCGATTTCGACCGTCGACCAGCGTACCATCCTCGTCGACGATAATCGGATGTATCTGCCCGTTCTCCTTGATGTCGGCGGCGAGGTCGGCAAGCTCGTCATCCGTCATCATCGGGAAGGCTTCTGCGAGCGGATGTATGTTCATGCCGCCACCTTGATCCGGTGTCTACGCGGGATCTGCCATTCGTCCAATGCCCGTAGAACTTCATCCGAATCACAGGCCACTGCGATACGGCATCCCGACAGCAGCAACGTTGCGGCCATGCTCCGTTGCGGATCGGACAAACTGCCATCGCGGCTCTTGAGTTCAATCCAGTAGGCCCTGGCGGCATAAAGAAAGATCACATCCGGGACACCGGCACAGATACCGCGACCGACGCGGATGCCTGGGATGGCATCGTGGCTGTTTGATTGATCCAGGCTGAACCAGACGACGCCGTGCTCGGAGACTTTGCCGGCCGGCCCAACCTCCATCGTCAGCACCTTGTTCATGGTGCGCTGCTCGGCATGCTCGGACACCACCGGCGCGATCAGCGCGTATTGCCGCCGCGCACTCACGCAGCAGCCTCTGCGAACATATCAAGCTGCGCGAACGCATTCGCCCGGTACACCTCGACCGGATCAGGCAACGCAGCACTTGGATCAATGCTGCCATCCGGCTCCAACACGAAGCATGCGATATGCCGCCCCGTGCCCGCGCCAGGCAGGCCGTCCTCAGTCGCGCACCACTTCACGTCGCGCAGATTGCGAACCGTGGCGCCGGCCTCGAGCAGCAGCAGAACCCATTTGTCGACCGGGAACACGAACACCACGCGCTTGCCCTTGGCGTGCTCGCGGAGTGCCTTGCGCACCCAGGCGGTCGGGCCCTTGAACGGCGGGTTGACGTAGTTCGACCGGCCCCACTCACAGCGCAGCCCATCGAAGCCGGGCGGTCGCGGCCAGGGACACGGGTCGAAGTCGAACGTGAACTCGCTCTGCGGTGCGCGCATCGTGGCGGGCGGCGTGAGCCAGTAGTGCCTGCCGTCCGCAGAATTGCCTTCGTACGGCATTACCACCGCACCCCATGCTCAGCGGCGCCAGCGTGCGGCCGGCGCACCCATGCCACCGCCTTGTGCTCGGCGCACCATGGGCCGCCGTCGACCGTCGGAGCATCGCACCAGCGCCAGTCCGGGCGCTCGCCGCGGGGCCATTGGCAGCGCCGGAACAACGGCGTGGGCACCGCCAGCCTCTCGGGCCTGACCGGCAGCCGGTCCGGCTTCTCGCCCCACGGGTCCGCCTCCTTGCGGCGCTTCCGCTGATACTCCGCGGTGCGGCCATAGCGCACGTCCGCCTTGAGCGCTGCCCGCTCGGCGACACCGTTCGGCGGCTTCGGATGCGCCGGCCAGTGCTGCCTGCGCGCCTTGCCAATGATGGCGTCGGGCGTGCAGCCGTGGCCGATCGCCGCGGCGATGTCGCGACACGACACGCCCTCGTCCCATAGCCGGCGCGCGCGCTCAAGGCGGCCTCCGCGCATCCACGCAGGGATCGGCTGGTCGCTCATTTGAGTCCGACTCGCATCGAGTCTTGCGCCGTGGGATTCGGGCCAGTAGACTCGCGGACCATGGCGACGCTTCTCCCCTGCCGCGCCCCCGGACGCGGTTCTGACGCGTTACGGCAACCGGCTTGTCATCTGGAATTGCGGAATACTGGCAGTGATGGCGCGCGCGGACATCGGCGCTACGCGGCTTCTGCTGGTTCGTTGGCGGGATACAGGTCGGGCCTGAGATCGCGCGGCGACACACCAAGGATGGCAGCGGCCTGCACGACACGCTCGCGAGGCACGCGCTCCCACTGCGACACCGCAGCCGTGGAGATGCCCAGGCCCTCGGCTAGCCGCTTCGTCGCCCCTCGGAGCTGCATGAGGCGGTCAAGGCATTGATCACGCATCCCGCACGCTTAGTAGCATTAAGCGGGGAGTGCAAGCCTGTTGCTAAGCATTTGCTTACTGCTGATAACCCGCAGAAGGCCCAATGTGCGGATGTGAACATAGCCGACAAAATTCGGGCAGCACGTACAAAGGCTGGCCTGACGCAACGCGCCCTCGCCGCCCTTCTTGGCGTCGATAAAAGTGCTGTCGCTCAGTGGGAAGGCGGCGGCGGTGGTGTAGGCATCAAAACGGCAAATCTTGTGGAATTAGCTAGAGTTCTCGGCATAAAGCCGTCTCAATTACTTGGAGAGGCGACGCCGGCGGATCGGCTAATTCTTGAGGACGGCGACGAGATTACCCTCGTCACCCTCTACCGCAAATTACCGAAACGACTCCGGGACATTCATCGGCAGATGCTGTTCGTCCAGACCGACCCCGGCCAACACTCGGAGCTCGCTGGCCACCCTACGGATCGTCACGAGGTCGTCGCCTGACGGACCGCTAAGCGCGACGCTTAACTCCGCTAATCTTTCTGCTGGACTCCTGCGCTTAGTTCGGCTAAGCATCCCTTCGTCATCTGACGAAGGGCCTACCCAACAATGTTCGAGACATTCCACGAGGGCTGCCGAGAAGGCTTCGCGCGCAGCGCTATCGGCAAAGGCGATACTGACGGCACGATCAGCCACGGCAACCCCTCCCCCTGTTTGGATCACGGCGCTGCCGGTGTCCCGTCTGAGGGGGCCGGTCCAGCCCGAGAGGGAATTGTGTCACCACAATTACCGCTGGCAAGCGGAATCTCGGTACACAACCATCACCGTGTCATCACGGCAGACCACGCAACCGCGTTAACTGCGCGCAAATCCACGACCGAGGCCACGCTGATCGGCCGCGTTCCCCCTGTTACGAAGTGTATCGGAGAAAATGAACATGCCTCGCCGCCCCCGGCCGGTGACGTACCGGGAGGCGCTGAGCGCCCTTCAGGACGCACATCTGACAATCACCAGTATTCTCAGCACGGTGCGGCGCCTTCAGGATGCGCGGGAGCAACTGCGGTTGCTCTCGGGTCGGCTGGAGCGGTTGCTGACGCGGGACAATGGCCGCGGCGATTGAGCGCCGACAGCGTCGCCATCAACCCGGCGCTGGCCGCCGAGGGCGCCGCGATCGCCGCCGACATGGGACGCAAGGCGCAGCTGCAGTTCTGGGAAGACCTGATCGCCGACGCCCTGTTCGAGCACGAGACGGGCATCGTCAGCCACCGCCGCCAGGCCGAAGCCGTGCTCGCCAGCCTGCTGCAGCACGGGGCAATCCGGTGACACCGTTCAGCGTCGCCGAAGCCCGCGCGATCCAGCGCGACGCCGAGTTGGCCGAGGCCATCGCCGACTGGCGCCATAGCCACGGTGAGGAGCACGTCCGCGACCGCCGCTACGCCCTGGCACTGATCGCCGCCGAGCGGGCCCGTAGCGCCTTGCGCCGCGCGGAGGTGCAGGCCGCAATCAGACGCAACCACAGGAGTTTGGCAGCATGATTTCCGAATACACCGAGGCCACCGACCGCGCGCGTTGCTCCGTGCTCGCCCGCGAGATGCTGAGCAAGCAGCTGCTGGAAGCGCTGAAGGCTGCCCTGGCCGGCGCGCCGCACTGGCGTTTCGAGGCACAGCAGTTGCTGCGGCAGATCGATGCTGGCGAGCCGCCGGAGCACCTGGGATGAGCCGGCGGTCGTGGGCAGCACGGCGCCGACGCGTGCAGCAGGCATGGAAGCTGTTCGAGGACGCTGAGCCGGACATCTCCACCGAGCGGTTGATGGCGATGGTCGCCGACGCCACCGGCGAGGATTACGGCGACGTCCCCTCCCTGATCGCCGACCTGCATCAACGGAGAACCAACGATGTCGCATGAAGTTATCGCGTCTCTGCGCGTGCCACTGCCGGATGCGCCGGAGGATATGGCGCGGATGCTTGGCGTAGTAGC